GATGGCTGTCAAAGGGCTCTATTCTCAATTTATCTCTGCTGGTGGTAACCCTCCAGAACTATCACAAGGCGGCACAAGCGGTTCGTCTACTAAACCCTATGGGTCGGCTGCTCAGGTTACTGAAGCTATGCGTGACCCTCGTTACTCTACTGACCCTGCATACCGCAGCAATGTAGAGAAGCGTCTCTCTGTCTCCAACGTACTATAACCCCACCCAAAATATGACTGAACTAATCAAAACCGTATTCGTTAAAGCTGCTGACATTGCTGTGTCAACAGTCACCATCATTACAGAAAGTCTCATTAAAGTATCATGAGTGAAATCATCTCCTACCTCGTCTCGAATGCAGACAACTTCCTTGTGGTTGCAACGGCTATTGTAGCTGCTGCCTCTGCGATTGCTGCTCTCACTCCCACCCCTAAAGACGATGCTGTGGCAGCCAAGGCTTATAAAGTCCTAGACTGGCTCGCTCTCAACGTCGGTAAGGCGAAAGATAAGTGATAAGTATTATTGTTCAGTTACTTATTGCGTTCCCTAAGATGGGAGCCATGTTTCTACAATTACGAACAGCCTATGTTAAAGAACTTGCTACTCGTCGTCACACTAAGCACAGCGCTCGTATTACTGAGTGGGTGCGTGACACTAAGAGAAAGCAGGATTCCTGAGTTCATCGAGGAGCTAGACCAACATGAGTTTAGCTCCTCTGAACGGGAAACCATCGGGGGCATCCTCGACTACGTGAACGATTTAGAAAATGATTAAATATATCCTAGTATCGCTGGTACTGCTTGGTTGTTGCCCAGCGGAACCCAGCATCACACTTAAAGATTTCGTTAAGCTTATCCCACAATGGGAAGTGTACCCTAATAGCCCTCACGATGTTGTGGGCGATGACGGTGCGGCTTACGGACACTACCAGATACACAAAGTAATGGTAGATGATTACAACCGTATTACTGGCTCTAAAGCTATCCATACGGACGCCTTTGACCCTGTGTTCAGTGAGCACCTCGCCTATGCTGTTTTGAAGCACTATGCGAAGCACATTAGTTCCCAAGGTATTACCCCCACAGCAGACCACCTCCTCTTTATATGGAACGGTGGTGGTGGTGCTTGGAAACGTGTTGAGTCCCCTGTGAACGACACTAAACAAGACAACCTTAATACCTACAAAAGTAGGGCAACCCCCATTATCCTGAAGTATCTAGGCTGATAACTTTCCGTCCCCAAGCAAGAAGTAGCGTAAGACCCTCCGAGGAGGATAATCTTAGACAAGCAAACCAAGCCCAAGGACAAACAAACCCCAACAATAATCCCAATATAGAAAAATAATATGTCAAACGGCAACACAAGTCCGTCCCGCTTGGGACAAGTAAACGCAGCAGGAGACGCTAATTCGCTCTTCCTGAAAGTATTCTCTGGAGAAATCCTGACTACTTTCGAGGAGCAGAATGTCATGAAAGACCTGCACATGGTTCGCACGATTCAGAGTGGTAAGTCCGCTCAGTTCCCTGCAACTGGTATTGCAACAGCAGGTTATCACACAGCTGGCGAGAATATCGCTGACAGTGGTAATGGTTACCTGTCTGCAATCAAGCACGCTGAGCGTGTCATCTCGATTGATGACGTCCTCATCTCGTCTACATTCATTGCTAATATTGATGAATTGAAGAACCACTACGATGTCCGTAGCATCTACGCTAAGGAGCTTGGAAAAGCCCTCGCTAAACGCTTCGACATTGCCACAATGAAGACACTTGCCGCAGCTGCTCGCACTGGCGCAACTGTTGAAGGTGGTCAAGCTGGTTCTATCCTTGGCTCTGGCAGCTCGCTCTTCGCGGGTGCTAATGCTACCGCTGCTGAACTTATTGATGCCCTCTATGGTATCGCTGAGACTCTCGACGGTAAGGATGTAACCGATGACGGTCGCTTCGCTCTCCTCAGCCCTGCTGATTACTACACCCTGATTACAGCGGACAACAGTGCGATTTCTCTCGCTGCTAACCGTGATGTTGGTGGTGTTGGTAACATCGCAACTGGTAAGATTGCTCAAGTTGCAGGTATCAACCTCATCAAGAGTAACCACCTAAGCACCATTGCTGTCGATAGCTCTGCTATTGTTACTGGTGATGGCAGCGCTGCTGTCAAGAATGACGTGTTCGGTACTGCTGGTGCTGGCTACAATGGCGACCTCTCGGCTACCCGCATCCTTGCAGGTACTCGTGAAGCTATCGGTACTGTTAAGCTGCTCGACCTCGCTACTGAGTCCGAGTACCAAATCGAACGCCAAGGAACACTATTCGTTGCTAAATATGCAATGGGTCATGGTGTCCTTCGTTCTGAGTGTGCTGTAGAAGTACGCTAAATTAATTCTGAGCCCCCATTGGTTAATTCCTTTGGGGGCTCTTTTTTATCCATAATTTTATATAGAAATCAATATGCCCACAACAACGCTCTCGACGACTCTCCTTGAGTCTGTAAATATCGTCCTTGCTAACTTAGGCGAGTCCCCAGTAAACACTCTTTCTGGTGGTGCTTTGCCACAGCAAGTGTCGCTAGCGTTAAACACCATTGAGGAAGTAAGCACTGACACTCAGTCTAAAGGCTGGTGGTTCAATCAAAAAACAGCTAATGACTACGACGTCACGGCTAATATTGTTATCTATCCCAGCAACACTGCTAATGAGTGGGGCTCAAACATCCCAGAGGAAGCAAGACGGTACATCACAATCCGTGCTTCTCGCATCGCACAAACACGATTAATCGGCTCAGAAGAGCTACAGAAATTTAGTTATAATGAGGAGCTAGTTAGTCTAGCAGTCCTCCAACAAGCCCACGTCCGTAACTCCAACGGCGTCCTAGACTTCAATGCATTCCCAGTGGAACTTAGAAGCCTCGGTATGGATGAGGTTATGTTCCTCCAAGGGACAGTCGAGGAGAAGATTGGTACGCTACGTCTTGGTGGTGAACTAGCTAACCTAGCAAAGACCAAAGCCGAGACAGCCCTTCTAGCTGACCAAGAAGAACTGGTTACAAAACAGGCACTCACAGAGGTAAAGAATGCCCTCAAGGTTATTGCAGAAACCTCTCTACTCGCTGACCAAGAAAACCTAGTTACTAAACAGGGTCTTACCGAGGTTAAAAATGCTTTAAAGGTCGTTGCTGAGACATCCCTAATTAACGACCAAGAAGCACTCGTTGTTAAACAAGCTCTGACCGAAGTAAAGCGAACTTTAGACGTAGCGGCTGATACTACCCTTAAAGGTAAACAAGGGTTACTTCTCACCAACCAAACCGCTACTGAGCTTAAAACAGCATTGAAGCTCGTTGCTGATACAACACTTGTAGGCCAGCAAGGCTCTCTAGTAGATGCTCAGGCTTTAGATGTAGCTGCCGATACCACCCTCAAAGGTCTCCAAGGTGGGCTACTCACCAAGCAAACACTCACAGAAGTAGAGAACACGCTGAAGGTGACTGCTGAAACCTCTCTCATTGGAGAGCAGGAAGACCTACTACAACAACAATATCTCACAGAAGTCCAAGAGACTACTAAACGTACTCGCGAACATGAGCTGATTGATGCACAAGAAGAACTTCTTCAACAGCAAATTCTTACCGAAGCTGAGCAAGTTGCTAAGGTACAGGAAGAGGTAGACCTACTACAGACGCAGGACACACTTGTTGCTGCCCAAGCTACTGATGTCGAGGCCGATACCACCCTCAAAGGAATACAAGGTTCATTAGTAACGGCTCAAACCACTACCGAGGCTTCTCAACAAAGTTCACTGGATGCTCAAGCTACAAAGTTCACAGGTGAAGGAACTTTAGCAACAAACCAAGCGGCATTAATCACAGCACAGAAAGACCAATTAATCGCCCAGACTGCTATCGAAGTCACAGCCGAGAAAGCTTTCTATGACGGTGTTGTACTAGGCACTCAAGACACCTATCGAGACTTTGCTGCTGAACTACGTATGATGGCAGTACAGGAAGCAACCTTTCAATCCACTCCCGCCTACAAGAAGGTAGAGATGCTGAAGGATGCCGCAAAGCTACGCCTAGTGACAGCTACGGAGACAGGCACAGATGCCGCAGAACTCCTAGAGGTAAACAAGGTGATGCGCTTCATCGGTGAGTCTC